TTGTCATTTCTGCACCAGGTCTTGGATCATGAAATATTGGAAAAGATGTTTTTTCACTGCATTTTAAAAAATAAAATCCTGAAACGTGTTGATTCCAATGTTGGTGTGTAGCGTGATGACCACCACCTTTTTCACTAAATTCTTGCACCCAAAATTCTGTAAAATGTAAGCTATGATTTTTTAAATCAAAACCTTGCCAATCTAAAAACTCATAAGATCTTTGTCCTATAAACTGAACTAACTCTTTAGCTTTAGGATCATTAGAAAAACTTTCACTATGTTTAGATTGACCAAATGTTCCAATATCTTTTCTCCATTGTGGTTCATTTTTTAATTTATCTTTAAGAATTTTATCCGCTTTTTTAATATATTTATCTGTTAGATTAATTGCCTTTTTTAAAAACATAGGCGCTTCTGCCGCCCATACTGGTGTTTGAAAATAAAATGCAGATTTAAAATCTACATGTCCTTTTGTTTGTTGTGTACTACTTCCGCCTTGTTTCATATTATTTAAATGGATAGCCTAAATTCCATATTACTAGACTATGCCTTACTCCTTTTGTTACTGGTTTAACTCTATGCCATACAAAGCTAGGAAATACGACCAAAGAGCCTTTTGGTAATATTTCAGTGCATGCTCTAATGTTAGGTTTTTTATCAGGATCTTTATCCCTAAAATCAAACTCTAACTCTCCACCCTTGTATTCTTTTGGATCTGTCAAACTAACTGTGACAGATAACTTTCTTATTTTTCCTTTCATTGGTCCCTCATGAGGATAAGGTTTATCCCAACTATCACAATGCCAATCATAATACTGACCTTTTTTATATATAGTAAACTGACAAGATTCAGAATAATCCCAATCATAATTCCAACCTGCGTTTTGATTTGCCATTTTAACGTAAGGTTGAATTTCTTTATATATCCATCTATCGTTCATCCAAACAATATTTGAATCTCTTTTCTTTTGTATATTTTTTAATTCATCTTTTGTTAAAGGTTGTTTGTTTAAATCTCTATCTCTACCATAACCACCTGTAATTGCTGTTTCTTCTCTCATTTTTTCTGCTTTACCATAACGCACAATATCATCACAAATTTTAGGTGGTATTGCAGACTGAAAGTACCAAAAGTAATTAGATATATTCATAGTTAATTGTTAGTATTATATTTAAACCTTTAGAAGTGTTTGGTGAAAAAGAATATTTATTAGTGGACGGAAACATTATAAAATGATTATCTTTTATAGGTATGTGCCAAGTTCTATTTTTTCTCCTGTTATCGTCAAATTCAATAATGCATTCTGAAGATTTTTCCTTAACATCAACACCATAAATAAGTGTGTAGTCTGGTGAATTACGTAAATCAACAGGATCAACTTGATGTCTTGTCCAAGATTTTTCTTTAGGATGCATAACGTTGCCATGCGCATTTTTAAATACTAAAGTTTTACCATACTCAGCTCTCCAATGATCTCGCATATAATCTTGCAACCATTGAAAAGGTTGAGAAAAAGGCGCAACATAATCATCAAAAGCATAAGCTTTAGGATTATTATTAGTTCGTTTTTGTTTTACGTAAGATTCTATTATGTCGTTTCTTATTTGATCACGGTCAATCTCAAAACCTTTTGGCATTTCAATCTTGCCGTAATACAGATCAACCTCAGATAACACCACCTTCTGCATAAATTATATTGCTACTTTATTCCAACTCCCGTTAGCTTCATCCCATTCATATCTATGAGTAGTCATTTCTTCTTCTGTAAGCTCGGGTGCATCACCTACTGGCGATTGCCATCTTGCTTCTGCTGTATTAAGAACCCAACTAGCGTAAGGTTTCTTACTAATGAAAATATCATTATCTTCATCGTAGGTCATACCAATACCAGCATAATTACCTCTAAATGCTTTTGAGTGATCACCTGATGAATGTTTATTGCCTGCTGTATTATAAGATGTTTTTTTCCATAAAGGCCAGCTGTGGATTCTTTCCAAGAACTGTCTTCCTACTTCTTCATCTTCAATACCATCAGCATTTTGACAATCTTTATCAGCTACAACTTCAACGTTGATAACTTTATTGTTTGCCCCTAGTTTTGCGTAATGTGCCATAATATTCTCCTTATATATTATTTGTTAAAATTTGTAAAACCATTAATTTTGGAATCTATATCTTAGTATTACTATACCACTTCCTCCAGCTGCTCCACTGCCTGGGGGACTCGCAGGTGGTGCATATCCACCGCCACCTCCGCCACCGCCAGTATTAGCAGTTCCAGCCTCACCGGCCATAGTACCTCTATCAGTTCCGCCTCCGTCTCCACCGCCGCCTGTTCCACCAGCTCCTTTTACGGCTGGACTTGGGGGACCATAACCTGCTCCACCGCCACCACCAGAAAAAGATGCAGGCGTACCTGTAATTACTGTGGTTGCTCCCGCACCACCAGCTGAGGATGCAACATTACATCCTGAAGGCGTGTTAGCTCCTGCTGCTGTAGCACCACCGCCTCCTGAAGAAGCGTACCTTCCTTGAGAATTACCTCCAGCGTTACCTTGAGGTGGTGATACAGGGGGTGTATTTCCTGCACCGCCTGATATTGGAAGAGAACCCGGAGATACGTAACCAGTTGAACCACCACCTGAACCACCAGCAACTCCTGGTGCACAAGGTGCTGAACCTGTTGTACCGCCGCTACCTCCACCTCCCGCGGAAGTTATTGAACTAAAAATTGAATTTGCTCCACTTGATCCTTTTACAGGCGCGCCTGGAGTTCCTGCTGCACCACCTGCTCCAACTGTGATAGGAAAAGCGGAAGCTGTTACTGTTAAACCATCAGCTGCCACTAATGGTGATGCTGTATAAGAATCATAAGCTGTTGCTTTACCTTCCCTATAACCACCTCCTCCTCCACCACCGGAAGAATTACCAGAATTATATGCAGCTCCACCACCACCTGCCACCACAACATAACTTACTTTATTAGAGCCAGCAGAGTTACCAGCTGAACTTACACAAAAAGTTCCACTTGATGTAAATTTATGAATTTTAAAATCTCCACAAGTCGAAACACAGTTTCCACCTGTAGCAGTAATATAAGACGCTCCTAGTGAACCGACTGAATCATCATTAACTGCTTTCCAACCTTTAGTTCCATCAACATAAACTAATGAAACTGATGTTCCATTTGTGCTTAAAGTAGTGTTAGCACAATTACCACACATCTTAGAACCATTTCTACATAATGTAACATTGTTGCAAGCGAAAGTTCTAGCGTAGTCGTTAACTGCAACAATATCACCTGCTGATGGTGAACTTGGTAGAGTTACGGTAACGACACCTGATGTTGAATTAACAAAATAACCTTTACCATTTTCTGAAGTAAAAGGTGAAGTCTTGGCAGTCGTGCACCAGTTAACTGTGCCTGTTCTACCAAACCCAGATTGTGTAGCACCGCAAGCTAAAGTTACAGCTGTACAAGCGCCACCTAGTGTAAGTGTGCTTCCTGATCTTTTTTCTATTTTATCTACTTTAATTGTACTCATTATTGAAATTTATACCTTATAATTACTATTCCTGAGCCACCTACTCCACCGCAACAGTTTCCTCTTTGTGCAGCACCTCCACCTGAATTAGCTGTGCCATTACGAGGTCCTTGAGTTGGTGAGGGTATAGGATTACCTGTTCCCCAACTTGCAGCACCGCCGCCTGCTCCTCCTGATGCGTAAGTTGGATTAGGTTGACTTAAAGAATAAATACCACCACCTCCACCACCACTGAAATATCTTAAATTTGTATTAGGTCCTGGACCTCCAACTGGATTAGAAGGACTTGCTGGTGTTCCAGCTTTTGTAATTCCTGTTCCATGACCATCTCCACCGTCTCCACCTCTAGGGTTAGTTCCTGCACCTCCAGTTGCACTGGCTCCACCACCGCCTCCAGCTCCAAGTTGAGGGAAAGTTGGGGCATTACTAGCTCCTCCAGGATTACCTTGAGGAGGACTAACTGGAGGTGTATTTCCTGTTCCAGCTCTTGGACCGGGGTGAGCTCCACCACCTCCTGAACCTCCATTACCACCTGGATTACATGGAAATCTACCACCTTGACCACCTCCGGCAGATGTTATTGTTGAAAAAGTTGAAGAACCGCCTTGCGTCTGACTAGGAGCAGGACCTGTAGAAGCTCCGCCTGCACCTATCGTAATTGGATAAGTTTGAACTGATAAAGTTAAAGCTGAACAAGGTGTTGCTGCAGCTGGAGACGCTGTGTAGGGATCTGATGAACATTTACCTTCTCTAAATCCACCACCGCCACCACCGCCAGCAATGTTGTCAGCAGCTGATCCACCACCTCCTACAACAAGATAAGATGCTTTGTTGTTTGCAGGGGATAAAGCTAAAGAAGACACAGCAAAACATCCACTTGAAGTAAATGTGTGCACTTTATAATCACCACAAGTTGATGTTGTTCCACCACTTGCACATATAAAGGCTTCGCCCGTAACAGCACTAGTGGTATCATTTATTGTAATCCAACCTTCTGTTGCATCTACATAAAGCATAGTTACTGATTGACCTTTTGTGCTTAAAGATGCACAAGCAGCCACACCACCAATATTAGATCCATTTCTTGCAATGGATACAGAATTAGTTTGAAAAGTTTGTGTGTAATCAGCAAATGCAACTATATCTCCTGCTGAAGGAGAAGAAGGTAAAGTAACTGTAACTCCACCGCTTGACGTGTCAATAAAATATCCTACTTTACTAGCTGCTGTGAAAGGAGATGTTTTTTTAGTTGTACAAAATAAAACTACAGAAGCTGGATCACCGAATCCAGATTGTGAAGCTCCTGAAGCTAAAGCAACTGTATCTCCAGAGGCACCTATAGTTATTGTTGTGCCAGACTGACTAATTAAATTTCCACCATCTGATGCTTGTAAATTGTTTGTGCCAGATCGAAGATTACCTGGTGCTGAACCTACTGTTACAGTTGATCCACATTTATTAATGACATTAGAGTCATCTGAAACTTTGTTTATATTATCTACTTTAATTTTACTTGTCATAATTATTGAAATTTATACCTTATTGCTATGATACCTGAACCACCTCCTGCGTTGCCGGTTCTACCGCCTCCGCCTCCACCACCTGTGTTGGCTGTTCCAGCATTTGCTGCTGCAGCATTTGTACCTGCTCCTCCACCACCTAAACCTCCTGCACCACCTGTTCCTGTGCTTCCACCTGGATAACCTACACCTCCACCGCCACCACCTGAAAAATATCTTCCTGCTGGACCCGCTGCGCCAAAACTTGCTGCTGATGGACCAAAAAAACCTGATTGAGCAAAACTACCGGCTCCACCAGCACCTCCACTTGATCCTGGAGATGAACCATTAGCACCTACTGCGCTAGCACCGCCACCACCTCCGCCAAACGTATGTCCGCTAGATGTGCCATCACCACCAGCAGTTCCTTGCGCTGGTGAAACTGGAGGTGTATTTCCTGATCCACCTGAACTACCTCCTTGTGCTCCACCGCCACCACCTGAACCTCCATCTCTACCTGTGCCTCCTGGCACTGCATTGTCCCAACCACCTTGACCACCACCTGTTGAAGTAATTGTACTAAAAACTGAAGGAGAACCCGTTGTGCTAGGAAAACTTCCTCCTGCTCCTATTGTAACTGGGTATGTTTGAACTGATACTGGTAAAGCCGCTGGAGCATTTAATGGATTTGGTGATCCGCACTCAAAAATTCTAAAACCTCCACCACCGCCACCACCTGCAGCGTAAGCTGCATTTTGGTCTGCACAACCTGAAGAACCACCACCAGCTACTACTAAGTATTCTATTGTGTTTGATCCACCTGCACTTCCAGCATCAGATACTACAAAAGTAGAAGTGCTTGTAAAAACGTGAGTTTTAAAATCACCGCAAGTAATAACAGTTCCTCCTGTTGCTGCAACAAAAGAACCACCTGTTACGTTAGCTGTTGAGTCATGAATATCTTGCCAACCTTTTGTGCCGTCAACATAAATTAAAGTTACTGACTGTGATTCAGTTCTTAATGTAGCATCTTCACATTGACCATTTATTTTTGATCCATTTCTTGAAAGTGTAACATTGTTATTATCCCAAGTATTAGCGTAATCTTTAAATGCTACAATATCTCCTTGAGAAGGAGAACTTGGTAGTGTGATTGTGATTGCACCACTTGTGGTATTAACAAAAAACCCGTCGCCTGATACAGCAGTAAATGGTCCTGTTTTAGCTGTTGTACACCAATCTACAGTTCCTGTTCTACCAAAACCTGTTTGTGATGCACCAGTCGCTAATGATACAGTTTTACCAGATGATCCAACTGTAAGTGTTGAACCACATTGTACGTCTATTGTATTTACTTCTATTTTACTCATTATATTACTACCAATGTTCCAGTTACGGTCACT